CATTGAGGTGATGTTCCCAGTTATCTTCTAATAGAAAAGGTATCAGCACATGGGTTTATTGTTTCTAGGTGCTGATCGTATTACCCTCGGTGCTGATACTATTAGTCTTGGTGGGGCTGGCGGTGGGGCACAAGATCGTGCCGCTGTTATTTCTTCTGTATCCACCTTAACGGTCCTGTCTAATAAACTGTCTACTAGGGCCGCTCTTGCAGCTTCCACCAGCACAGTTGCTGTTCTCTCTAGAACTATTAGAAACCGACCTGTTGTTATTGCTTCCACCAGCACAGTTGCTGTCAATAGAGTTATCACTAGGCGTTCCGCTGTAGTGATTGACTCCACCAGTTCTCTCGCCGTTCTTAGACAGATCAGACGCGATAGACAGGCACTATCTGCTTCTACAAGCACAGTTACTGTTGCCTATACAATTACCAGAAACAGGGCTGCTACGGTAGCCTCTGCTTCTACTCTGACTGTGGTCTACACCAGTTCTGGCACTCAAAATAGGGCTGCGGTTGTAGACTCTGTATCTACCCTATCTGTTAATAGAGTTATTACTCGGCGTTCTGCTGCGGTTATCAACTCAAATAGTACTGTTGCTGTCCTTAGACAGATCAGACGCGATAGACAGACTTTAGCGGCCTCTACCAGCACACTGGCAGTTACCTACAATGTCACTAGGCGTAGATCGGTTGCTATAGACTCTGTATCTACCTTAACGGTAGCCTACACCAGTTCTGGTTCTCAGAATAGAGCCGCTGCTATATCCTCTATATCTACTTTAGCAGTAAGTCGAGCAATCACTAGGCCCAGAGCGGCAGTTATAAACTCTGCTAGTTCCCTGCTAGTATCTAGAACAAGGTTCTCTAGTCGGTCTGCCCTCGTAACTTCGGTAAGTTCACTTACTGTATTGGGTGGGGTTAGGCGCAATAGATCAGCCTTAGTTTCCTCTGTGTCTACCTTAACAGTAATCTCACAGATCAGTAGTGTGGGAACCTCTATCACTCTGATAGGTGATCCTTACTCTGGCATTACTATTAGTGCCTCTTTTGAGAGCATATTCCTGGAAGGTATCCCATACAGTTTTGCTGATCTGATTGGTGATCCTGAGTTAGTAACTCTATTCGGCACCCCAACCAACCTTCCTGTATTAACAGGTTCTCCTTACTTCTGAGGTCAAAAATGGCTGCTATAACAGATATTACCGGCTTCTTCAAGGGGGAAGTTGTAGACATTACTTTCTTAGCTAAGAATAGAGACGGCACTGTATTATCCTCTGCCGGAACAGCTACAGTTTCAATGACTATTGGGGCAACTCCAAAGGATGCCCCCCTTTTAACATTTACCACTGTCTCCGGTGAGATTACATTGATTTCCGCACCAGAGGGTTCTTTCAGGATTATTATTGATGAGACAGATTTGTCTACTCTGGTAGAAGGTAAAATCTACTACTACAACCTATGGACTTATCAAATCGTCTCAGATAAAACCCTACAAGCATACGGCAAGTTTATTCTACAAAACTCTGTCGCCCCTTAAGTTGTTCCAACCCGTTTACTAGAATGGATAGCTAACATGGCCGTTGATGTTCACGCAAACATCCCTCATTCTCGCACTCTTTCCCCAGAGGCTTCTTTCTCAATCACCCCTAGTGATGGTGCGGATTTAACTTTTGCTATCCGTCAAATTACTATTGGTACTGCTGGTGGAACTATCTCTTGGGTAAATCAGGCGGGTGTGACTCAAACTACAGGGCCTTTACCCGTAGGTTCCTATGTTATGAATGCTCACCGTATTCGTGCAACGGGGACAACGGCTACTGGCCTTACTGGGTGGGTTTAATATGCGTGTTGGTATTGGACTTGGTGTCGGCTTCCTATTCGGCGCGGGCGTCGGTGGCGTCGGTGCCATCAACACCGCAGTGCCGACCATCGACAGCATCAATTACCCCGGCGGGGCCTATACGGTCAACTCGGGCAGTTGGACCGGCCAGACTAGCCTTGCGCTGATGATCCAGAGCAGCGCGGACGGGATCAGCGGATGGACGGACGAAGCGTCCTACAGTGTCACAGGGGATTGGCTCGCGGCCAACGAACTTGATTATATGCGGGTGAGGATCACGGCCCAGCCCGGAAATGTCGTCGCCTATTCGGCGGTTCTGCAACTCGGTATTGCCTATGATTATGTGGTGGATTTTCTTGGAAACGCCAATTGGCTGGAACATACCGTTTCGACGCCCTTCATCGGCGCTGATCTGGCCGCAGCGACCACGGGGGCATCCGACCCCGGTTTCTGGCTGATGGCTGAATGGTATTATGACGGTGCTGCGTTTGAGGGATCGCACATTATGAGTTTGGGTAACACGGGGGCAGTCACCTACGGTTCACTAAGCACAATCGGGTGTGGTGGATGGAGGGAAGCCTCCGGACCTAACTCGTTCGCAGAAAATGCTGCGGCGATAGGTGGCGCGGGATGGTATCTGACAACTTGTCGTATGTGGAATACTGGCGCAAACCACACTTGCGAAGCATGGGTCGGGGAAACAGCAATTCCCGGCTTTCTGGCAGGCAACAACCTAAGCCTGACGAACTTCACAACTCTAAGGATCGGCGACGTTACAAACAGCGCCCCGGTAGCTGGAACAAATTTTGACGAACGCATTTCGTGGGTAGCCGCTGGTCGGGGCAACCCTGTTGATGCCCACGCATGGGCTTACAATGAAGGACGGTTGAGGCGAATTGACGGGTATGATTTCGCCGCCGATACAAAGGCGACGATTGAACTGTTCTGCCCATTGTATCGGAAGGGCACCGCAACGTTTGTTGCGGGTGACGTGGTGGACAGCCTTGGGTCTTTCGACAGTTGGTCATACACCGGGACGGGCATCACATGGGCCAATGACCTACCCGGCTTCATTGATCCATCTGCGCCACCTCCGGCCACCCCGTCGCGCTATATCTATCCCGAGTTCGCCGATCTGGACGATGCGACTTTCACGCTCTGCATCAACACAAAGAAAATTGGCGAAGCGATTGCGGGCGACTTCACTGTCACCAGCCTGACCCATTCGGTTGCGGGCAACATCGCTGGGACAGTGACGGGAACAACCTTCCCGAACCCCGGCGTTGGCGTCATCAGCTACACTATCAGCGGCGTCAGTGGCACATGCGAGGTTTTGGCCAAGAGCGACCTGCCCGCCTATCTTCCGAACTTCAGCACACGTTACGGCGGCAATGCGCGGGCAGCGGGCATACTGAACTATCCAGCGCCGGGGGCTGGCACAACCTATGCCAACATCGCGGCAATGAAAGTCGCCATTGATGCGCTGGGCGCGGGCGCAACGCTGATCATCGACGATCTGGTCGAAGCCGGGACGTTGACCTTGACGGCCAAAAGCTATGGCGGGGCCACGCTGGTTTGCGAAAACCGGCACGGGGTCGCGATCAACGCTATTGTTATGGATGGGGTCAGCAACCTCACGCTTCGGGGATTTTCGTGCTTGGCTGATGGCATCTCCGGCGGGACACTGGCCGGAAGTGTCACGCTGGACCATTGCACGGGGCGCTTCTACTACCTCAAGGGCGCAACGGCAAACGTCACAGTAAGCAACTGGATCGGGCCGGATGACGATACCGCCGAACAATGCACGGTGACGGCAAACCGCTACACGCTTCGCCGGGTGGCCCATGCAAACACGCCGGGGGCTTCAAGCGACAACCACAGGACGGATGGCTGCAACATTATTGACGCCGACAGGTTCTATTTTGGCGACAACGGGGGGACCAGTCCCGGCGGCCATTATGACCTCTGGCAGACGTTTTCCTCGGGGTCGAACGGATTCACCAAGGGCTTTATCAGAAACGGCGTGCTGATCGACGAGAACAAGCCCGGCGAAACAACGCTATCGGGCGCGTTGTTCCTGACGGGCATTGAGGCTCAAGGCCTGCGGGTAAAGAGGATCGCTATCCGAGGGTCAAACAACCCGATTAATATTGATGCCGCCAGACAGAATTGCAGCATCGAAAACACGACATCCACGGGTGCAAGCATCATTGGTTCGGGTGCCTTGGCAAACTCGTCACTTGCCAGCAACAACGTGCGCGAAGGTGCTGGCACGATCATGTCGGCAAGCGTGGGGGTGGAAACCGGGACGCTATCCAATGTCGTCATGGCAACCGCCTACCCGCAGTGGGGCAGTCACGCATGGACGTGGGAACAGTGGGCCAATCCAGCGGGCGGCTATACCACAGCCGGGGCCTTCGCCCTGATTGCCGAACTGGCCGCGAACAAGGCGGCTTACCCATGACCACCGCAACCGAACTCGCGGCGCTGACCGAGCGCCTGTCGAACCACATTGATGCCACCGAAAAGGCCATGGGTGAAGATCGACGCGAACGCCAGATGGCCGCAGCCGACACGACACAGTGGGGATAATTATGGGTATTAACACGACACTTAAAAGTGAAGTCTTTAAGTTTAATGACGAACAGAGGCTTGTCTACGGTTGGGCCTATGTATCCACATTAAAAGGTGAAATCAGCCTTGATCATTCTGGGGAGTATATTCGCCCTAACGAGTTGGTTAAAGCTGCTACCAACTTTATGCTAGATGTTCGGGTAGCGAAAGCTATGCACAGTGGCTCCCAGATTGGAGAGATTGTTCACTCGCTACCTGTGACTAACGAAATTGCTGCCTCTTTAGGCCTTACCACTGACCGTGAAGGTTGGATCATCTGCGTTAAAGTGCATGATGATTCGGTGTGGGAAGATGTGAAGAGTGGCAAGTTGTCGGCTTTCTCAATTGGGGGCCGGGCTTTGAGAGGAACTGAATAATGGAACTCACCCAACTTGATCTTTTTGAGGTTTCTCTTGTAGACGCAGGCGATGACCCTCATGCAAAGGTCACTTTACTTAAACGAAAAGGAAATTCCGATATGTCCGATGAGACTAAGGAAGTTATGGAAAAACAACTTGCCGAGGCTACTCAAGAGATTGAAACGCTGAAAGCTAAGGTTGCCGAGGTTGAAACCCTTAACGCCGAACTGGAAGTCCTCAAGACTAAGGTTGCTGACTTTGAAGCCGCTGAAATCGAGAAGGCCAAACCCAAAGAAGAACTGATTGACTTTGACGGGGAAATGATTGCTAAGTCGGCTATTCCCACCCCAGTCCTAAAACAACTAGAAGAGTTGCAGAAGGCTAAAGAAGCCGAAGAACTCCGCAAACACGCTGATGAAAAACTTCCTAACTTCAAAGGCAGTGCTGATCAACGTGGTAAACTCTTGAAGTCTATTGGCGATGATGCTGAACTCCTGGAAATGCTTATGGCTGCTGATGCACTGTTTGCTTCCCTCTTTATGGAGAAGGGTAAAACTGACGCTCAAGAAGACCTTAAAGACGCTGACGCTAAACTTGATAGTGTTGTGAAAGCCTATAAAACGGAACACAACGTTACCTATGAGCAAGCGTATCTTGAGGTATCCAAGACTAAAGAAGGTCTTGCCCTCATCAACAAAACTTACAAGAAATAAGGAGATACTAGAATGGCTTTTCATGAGTCTATTGTTGCCCGCACTTACCGTGCCTCTGCTGCTATCGCACAGTTTGTCTTTGTGACGCTGCCTGACGGTACTGGCCGAGTTGCTACCCTTGCCACGGGCACCCGTGCTGCTGGCGTGTCGCTGCAAGCTACGACTGCTGCTGATCAAACCCTTGCAGTCGCCTATGATGGTCGTGTGCAGGTTCTTGCTGGTGGTGTTATTGCCGCTGGTGCTGCTGTTATGGCTACTGCCGCTGGTCGTGCTTTGACTGCTACCGCAACTAACACTGTCCTCGGTTATGCTATCGAAGCTGGCGTTAACAACCAAGTCATCACGATTGAACTCGCCCGTTCTGAGCGTGTGGCCTAATCTTAGCATATAGAGGATAATAAAAAATGGCTTTACTTTCTGCTTCTCAGGTCCATATTGATCAGCCGCTTACCAACCTGACTATTGCATTCCTGCAAAATACGACTGGTTTTGTTGCTGACAAAGTGTTCCCTCGTGTTTCGGTTATGAAGAAGACTGACCGTTACTACATCTGGCCGCGTGGTCAGTTTAACCAGATTGACGACATTCAGGAGCGCGCACCCTATACGCAAGCTGCCGAAGTTGGTCTGACCCTTTCGACCGATAGCTACGGTTGCCGCGTTTATTCGATGGCTGCTCCTATCGACTTCGAGACTGCTGCTAACGAAGATGCTGCCCTGAATATCAAAGCGGCTCTTGCTGCCCAACATACTCAGCGCTTCCTTCTGCACCGTGAAACCCTGTGGGCTACCAAATACTTTGCTGGCGGTATCTGGGCTACCGATTGGGATGGTGTTGCCGGTGCTCCGGTAGCTAACCAAGTTCGTCAGTGGTCGGACTATGTTAACTCGAACCCGATTGTTGACGTTACCAACATCATCCGCACCATGCAACTCCGTTCCGGTGGCTTCAAAGCCAACGTTATGGTTATTGGTAAAGAAGCCCGTGACGTTCTGGTTAACCACCC